CCACCATATCCCATCCCTGGGACATAATATTATTTAGGTATTACCAAGACCAAGAAATCGCACTATATCGAACTCCTTTTGTAACTTCTTTAACAGTATGTGGATATAAAAAATTAGAAGGAAATATCATAACATCTCCAGAGTTCATTTTAATTTCAGTGTTATCAAACATAACAAATTCACCACCAGAAAAGTTATCATTTAACAAAGATAAAATTGACAATATTGGAACACCTTTTCGTTCTCCATCAAAAATATTTCTAATATGATCACAATGGGGTGCCATCAATTTTGTTTCTTCATATCTGTTAAATCTAATTGGAGTATATCCATTCCAGTTATCCATCCAAGGAAAGTCTAATTCAGTAATATACAATTTTAATGCAATAAAATATATTTCCATTAGTTTCGTTTTAGATGGAATATTAGAAAAAGAAACACTCAATTCTTTATTGCCACTTCTTGCTCCAGAAGTATTTGTGTCTGAAAAATAAAATACATGTTGTTTCCAATCAATGTGAGGTTTTTCTAATTCAGACACAACATCATTACATAAAGATTTTGGAATAATGTTATAGATTTTAATATAATCAGATAACTCAGTTTTCATAACGAAAAATTATTTTATTTTGATTCTGCTTTTTTCTTTGGAGTTGGTTTAGGACTCTTTGGTGCAGCAGGACAATTACCTTTCTTGTCCTTAGTAACACAATTCGTTTGTTCTTCTTTCTTTGCTGGCTCAGCAGCGAATGTTGAAAAAGAAAATGCTAAAGCAGTAAGTAAGATAATTGTCTTCATAGAAGTTCCTTAGAATGAATATTTCACGCCAGCAGAGATAGTACTACCATCTAAACTGCTAACACGGCTTTGACCTGCTTGATAGCGATAATCAGCTGTCAAAGCAAGTTGTTTAGTTAATGGGTATGAAACACCTGCACCAACAAGTGCTGCGTAACCATCAACTGCACCTTTTTGATCCAAATAAGCAACACCACCTGTAACTGCAACAGTAACTGGTCCAACTTTAGTAACATCATACGAACCAACCAAACTGTACTTGTTCAAATCAGTACCAGTTTTGTATTGATCGAAACCAGCAGTAACACCGAATGATCCAAATTTCTGACCAACAGTAATACCAACACCAGTGCGATCAGTATTAGCAGTGTCGCGACTTCCGTTGATGCCGAGTTCAACTGCTTGCGCACCCATAGATGCCAATAAGGCTGTGATTAAAATAACTTTTTTCATTTAATTCCTTTAAGTTAAAAACAAATGGTTGGTTATTCTGTTACGAGGAAACCAACCGAAACCCTAGTCAGCGTTTAGGCTGCCAATGCGAACTGTGAGTCGTTTGCGTTTACTTTGTTTTAGTTTTAACATCTACTCTGATGAGTTGTCCACTTCTGTACTTATTGCCCTGTCGAAACCTAGTCACCCCCATCATCTGAATACTGTTTGCGGCATTTCAGCCCATGCCAACTCAATACTCAGGTGGTGGAGGTGGGGAGAATCGAACTCCCGTCCAGAACACTTTTCTAGTTGCTTCATACAACCATATCACTATTATACATTATTTATTAATTGCAGTCAAGTTTAAACACCCTTTAGTTGTAAGTACTCTTGCCTGAGATTCTTAAAATGACCAATCCACTCATTTCTACGCTCTTCAAATACTTGAGGGGTGTAGTTATCTACACCAACTATAATTACAAGACGATTGACAGGAATACCAGTCAACTCTTCAAACATCACAGCATAGGCTGAAGTCTGCATAAAGTATCCATGAATCCAATCACGATTCTTTAATTTCGATGATGTTTTAAAATCTATAATTGATAATCTACCTTTGTACTCAGCGATACAGTCAACAGTTCCTGCTACTTGTAGATGATGAGAATAAAGAGGACTCTCTAATGCATGTATATTATCAATGTTATCTAATTCTGGGATGAGACTTTTAAATAATTGCGTATCGAAGAAATCAGGTTGAGTTGGTTCTCCACGGAGGTATGATTCGCAGAGGGAGTGAACTTTTGTTCCTCGAGTTGCTGCTCTGGTGGAGATTCTTGTTGCTTCGGCTTCTCCGACTCTCTTTCGCCACTCAAGGATTCCCTGTTTTGAGTGCAGTCCAGTAACTGTGGTAACGGAGGGATAGGATTTACCCGAAGGTGTTTTGTATAACCTACCTTCGGGACTATCGATACGCTCCAATTTCGCGAAATCATGATGTATAAAATTTTTCATTTAACCTGCTAGTAAACTCATGCACTCATTATAATGTTTAATACGATCTTCAAGACCAATGTATCCACCATTAATCTTTTTAGTCATTAACTTGATATCACCATTGTCAGCTTGAACATTCAGCTTGTTCGCATTCCAGAACCAGATTGCTGACATAAGAGCAAAGTCGCGATCGGCAGTTACCCAATCAGGATTATCTACCACATTCTGCCAGTCATCAAACATTTCTTGAGCAAACTTAGTATAGTTCGCACGACCAGTCAACTGAATCGGACCACGACCACGATATCTGTAACCATCACCAGATTCTGGACCACCATTACCCATGCGATTAGCATAGATCTTGTTAGCAATCATTTCTGGATGACGAGCATAAGGTGTAGCAGATTCAATAGTAGGAAAGTACTTCTTGAAAATACTGTTAAGACCTTGTGCTGAATAATTTAAGTTTTCTTCAAACACAGTCCAGCCACCAGACTCATGACCACACTGAGCAAGGAATGCTGCTACACGCTCAGGTGTATTAATGTCGTAAGTAGGAAACACATTATTCATTGCCTCAGCCCAACCATCTGGATCTTGCGCTCTTGGGAATAAGTGTTTAAATTGATCTCCTGTAATCATTTTTTATTGTCCTCGTAATCTTCGTATTTTAACTTGGCTAAGATATAGTCTTTAACCAGCGATGAGCGAACAATATCATTTACAGTAAATTCTATTCGAGTGAATGCCGACATATGTTGGGCAATATCAAAGAATTTAAGAATACCAGTGACATCGTTCTTTCTTTTATTTAGATCAGTTTGGCGATAGTCTCCACACCAAATAATTTTAGACATATGTCCAACACGAGTCATAACTGTGTCGATTTCTTCATATGTCAGATTCTGCATCTCATCAACAATAATAATAGCGTTGTCAAAAGACATACCACGAATGAACGATGTAGAAATAAAACTTACATAACCCTGTTCTTCTAAACGATCCCAAGCATCCTTGCGATCAAATAACTGATGACAAATCTGACGATAGGGTTGTTCGTAGATATCCATCTTCTCACCAACATCTCCTGGGAGATGACCAATTTCACGAGATTGAACTGCGGAACGAACCACAATAATCTTGTTGAATGGATTTGATTTATCTAATACTTCTTCAATCGCTTTATAAAGTGCGATAAAAGTTTTTCCTGTTCCTGCCACACCATGTAGTGCTACAAAATAATCACCACGCTTATACGCATCATAAAATAATTTTTGATTATCAGTTAGTGGTTGAAAGGTTTTTAAATTATCTAGTCTAATTTTTAACTGATTACTTGCTATTGGTTTTGACTCACGATCTTCATTATTAATATCTATAACTTTCTTAGAAGCTGAGCGAGTTGCCATCTAATTCCCTTAAATTTGTGAAGAGGTTTTATCGAAATCTGCGTAGGTAGTTTTCTCTTTAATTTTTTGTAGCACCTCCTTGAATCCTGAATCTTTTTTACGGACACCTAGTCGGACAGGATCGCCAAATGCGACTGCCTGAAGCACAGTTTCTAGTTGGGGATTCTCGGCTCTGAATGAGTCGAGTTCTGACATTTTCAAGATCTTTTCGAACTGTTCACCAGTTTCTTTGTTACGAAAAACATAAGTTGGCATAATATCTCCTATACCTGTATTTATGAAACCCAAGATGGTGTTTCACGATTTTTCCAAGAGAACATGCGAGTTTTGTCGCCAAGGTAGTAGTTTTTGTAAGACTGGATAGAATCTCCAGCAACTTTGTAGTGGTCAGGCATAGCTGGAGTTGGTTCAGTCCAGTGTCCTTCGGGTAGATTCTTAGGAAAATTATTCTTAAGCATCTGCATCAAACCGATTGATTCAACTTTATGAATTTTCCCATAACGATAAGAATATTCCTTACATAGTTCTTCAAGCATTTCTGCAAGCCACATATAGTTAGGAACAGATTGTCTTACCCAAATAGCAGAGGGATGATTAATGTGAGTAGCACTATACAGTAAATGCTCACGATCGTCTTCGAGAATGTATTGCTTCCGTTTGCGACCAGACTGAGATAGACCAGTAGTAAGAATGCCGTCAAGATAGCGGTGGGCAGTAGAAAGTAGTTGTGCATATTCTAAAATCATCTTTACGCAATGTTTGTCGACATGCATTTTAGCGCATGTCGACGGGTCGTTATGTAAGTAAAAAATGTTCACGAGTTTCTCATTCGTTCAGTTAAGTAATCAACAGCAGATTTTTTATTATAAACTTTTTCAGTTTGCATGTCAACCACTGGTTTTACCATAGGTTTATGACCAAGAACTTTCCAGTGTCCGTTTTGCATAATAGCCATTGTACCATCAGAGATTCCACGACGCTGTTGCTGATTACCATAATTTGCCTGAAACTCTTTATAAGACATGGCAATTAATTCAGCCTGAATAACCTTGTGATTATTGTGATGATCAATATACTCATGTATCTCAACTTTGTCACGAACAGCATCGGCAAGTTGAGACATAAGCTGTCTCTTTAGAGAATCTTCATATGCGAGACGATCGTTAGCAGTAAATGCCATATCGTCTCGCACAATTACTCTTGTTGTTACTGTTGGATTCATTTTAATGTAGATAAAGTTGCATCTAACAAACGAATCGTTTCAGAAGATGTAGTATGTAAAATACCATGACCACCTGCTTCAACAAACGGACTAATACATCCAACAGAATCATCAATCAAAATTGAAGTCGGTGTTGCCCACTTCGCTTTCTCTTCTTTACTTCTAGAAAAGTTTGCTCGGTAAGGAATGTTCCTAGCATTGAGCCATCTCAATTTCTGAGATTTCGCAGCCTCACCTTGTTCTGTTCTAAATGTTCCCATTGAAGTAAGGATCTCAATGTTGATTCCTTTCAGTTTTGATACATGGTTCAACAGTTCTTGAGTATCAGGCATAAAGTCTAACTTCTCAAAAATGTGATGTTCCATGACAGCTGATTGAAATTTCTTTCGATCTTCCTTCAATGGGTCGTATTTGGTGTATTCCTTGTTGAAATCAGCAAGGACACCATCCATATCTAAGTATAATGTTATCATAATATAATTATACCCTAACACTGAATTAAAGTCAAGTTTTTTTTACGAATTTCGTCATGTCAGGTGGTTTCCAGCCCTCTGGCTTCAGAATCTTGCCATCTTCGCGACGACGGACTTTGCCAGTTACAGGATCTACCTTTGCCATGTTAGTTTTTACAACTTCATCCCAAGCACCTTGAATATCATATCCTCTCATATGACAGAATCCAAGGATAACCCAAATCATATCCATGCATGCATCGAGTTGTTCGGGTTGGTCATTATCTTCAATTGCTTCAATATATTCAGAATATTCTTCTTTAATTAAATTGTGATATAATTCTGCATTTGATTCACTTGGTTTTTGGTCGCAAGCATTTAGAAAAAGCAGCACATCAAGTGGCATTCCCATTATTTGTTTCCTCTGAGGTTGATATCGTGACCATAGTGAGCAGATGCCCATGGACTTCCAGATGGAGATTCTGTTGATTCGTACAACTCTGGATAATCTTTAAGAGTTGAACCCATACCATCATGGCCATCTCCATAGAATTCTTCATCTCGGACATAGTCTAATGTTCCAGTAGGATTATAGCCACAACCACGAATAAACAATTCAACATGTTGTAGAACATCCTCTAAACCATCAACATAAAATTCGTATTGAACTTTTGTTCCGTCAGGTTGACCCATCAAATCTGTATGTTCAGCAATTAGTGTAAATTTTGGCATATTAATAATCCCTGCTTTCGCCTTCTTTTGTAAAAAATGATTTTACCTTGTGTTCTTCAGTCCAACCATTAGTATAGTTGTTATCTTCGTCACAAAGTTTTAATGCGTCATCATGAGAAATTACTCGATGAGACACAATAGTTTCCCCAATATCTAATTGAGAAAATTCTTTCGCTGTTTGCATAGAAACATCATCTAGCGCATACTCAGGATGGTCAGCTGGTGCTTGAACCATATAACGCATACGATACTGTTGAACACACTCAACAAGAACCCAAACTTTATCTGATTTACTCAAAGTCCAACTCCCATCGTTATTATCTTTCCAAACAAGATCGTCACCGATTTTCCAACCAGTGCCCTCAAGAATTTCATCATTGAGTTCGATAAAGAATTCTCCATCTTTCTCTTTAACTTCCAATGTATACTTACTCATAATTAATCTCCAACCAATTTGTTTCTTCAGGTAAAATCTCAATGGTTATACCATTTTTCGCTGCATTGGTAATCATGTTCTGAAGAACACCACCACCATACCGATTAGTCCCATAATAGGATCGATGACATGTATAAGTTGAACCGCTACTGCCGTCAAACATTACACAAAGTCCTTCTTCGTATGCTCTTGTGATTCCACTGTTTAGTTTCCAAGAATCTGAGCCAAGGTATCCACCATACCAACAGGCAAAAACCTTATGGACTGGTGGACCCTTGTCGCTGGATATTTTTACAACTACCCATTTGTCTGGAGTATACTCACTCATACTTCAACTACCTTTAACTCAAAGCGATCGGCACGATCTTCGTAGTTGATGTATCCACGAGGATTACAAACAACACGACACTGCTTAATCATGTAGTCAAAGTCTTCATGAGTATGACCATGAGTCCACAATTTAATTCCTGGACGATCCATGATAAACTCATCCAACTGAGAATTATACGCACCATTCATCAGTTGGTCATGTTTATAACGAGGATGCTCAGAACCTTTGCTTGGAGCATGGTGAGAACAAACAATCACAGTCATCCAAGGTGGAGTGTCGGCGTAAGTGTCCTCAATAACTTTCAGCATTGCCTTGTGGTCTTCAACAACATGGCGAGGGGAAAGGGTTGCTGGACGAACTTTAAACTTTGTAGTCTTATCTCCGTCATCGTTCTCACCCCAAACTCTGTAGTTGACCATCTCATTACTGTTCTCACAGATTTGAAAGTCATTCATACGACGAGCAACATGATTCATGGTAATCTCATTTTCACCATTCATGTCAGTCCAAAGAGTTCCGCCAATAAAACGATAGTCGCCATGATCCCATACTTCTTTGTCAAGAATATGTAGATTGCTATGGTGAGAAAGGTTGGTCTTTAGGATTTCTAGAGATTTTGCATAATCACCATGATAGTGTTCATGGTTGCCAGCGATATAAACAACATGATTAAACCGACTGCAGCAAAGGCTGAAAAAATCGTGATAACGCATAGACTTAGCATGCCCCATAAAAGAGGTATCGTCCACGGGAAACAGATCAACAGCAGTGCAAATATCACCAGATAAAACAAGGACTTCAGCATTTTCTGTGTTCTCAAGGTTAAGTTGTCCAAACTCGAGATGGACATCGGAGCAAATAGCGATTTTCATAGTAATTTCCGTAGGTTTCGTAGTTCATATATCAATTATACATGAAAATAGAATTAATGTCAAGCACTTTATAAGAATTTAAAGTCTTTCAGTACAATGTTTATAGTTATCCTGTATTCATTAGTTCTTGGGGGAGAACTTGCATGTAACATATCAGAATCAAATAGTACACCAGAATTTGCAACTGGAGTTTGTCTATGTTTAACTGTTACACTTCGAGCTCCATGATACTCATTGAAGAAAAAGGTATCCCCATCTGAGTCATTAAGATAGTACAAAAATGTTTTACAATTTTTAGCATTATTTGATATATCAGAATGCACTGTATTGTAAGAGTCAACTGGAAATGTAGAATCTTTATACATGTAATTTAATTTGATTCGTTCTAGATTAAATTTACATTTATAGGTTTCCTCAATAAAGTACAGAATAGGTTTTACTAGTCCATAGTGTGGAGAATTTACTGTTTCATAAGCATATAATCCATGAACATGTAATACTGATTCTTGTGTAAATTTATCTTTTGGAATAGGATTATACACAGGACTTACGGTTTCGTTTAACCTGTACCAAGGAAACAAGTTGGATAAAATCGTAGAGTTTAAATCTCTCACATATGCTTCTGGTAAAAAGTTTTCTTTTAATTCCATAACATCCTCATCAATCCAAATGTATCAATAGATGTCAGCAAGAGATAGTTAGCCAACATCCCAAAAGATTTCCTAGTATAAGCGCACCAAGCATAGATTGCACAACCAGTAATCCAGACAGGATAAAGAGCAAGTAGCGGAGGGTTGGGTACAGTGACTGCCATTGTAAGAGAGCAAAAAATGCTGATACCCCAAGCAAGCAGCTCGAGAACGAAACGAAAACGATTTGAAGTCCAGTCATCTTTTATCCATTGTAAAGTAGGTCCAAATATATCTAGCATTAGCGACCTCGACCACTAGTACGACGCACCTTTTTCTGTAAATTCTGAACAGCGGTCTTCACCAGCTTCTTAGCCATCTTCACATTACCGAATTTAGCAGTCATTTGCTTCACTGCTTTCTTCTTTTCCTTCTTTAGTGCTCTCGCTTGCTTTAATCTAGTAAGAGAGTCGATAAACTCCCCTTCGACTTCGCTGGATTTTTCTAAATCTGGGTTTTTCTCTACATCATTCATCGCATACTTCCTTTTCGTTAAGTCGATTACCAATTTTAGCCAAGTCATCAGCCAACATCTTAATTTTGATTCCTTCCTCGAAGTCAATTTCACGAACTTCTCTAGAAAGGTTATGCAGAGCAATAATCATATCGCTAATTCTATACATATCTTATCCTTTGTAGACACCCGACATCCTATTATACCATAATTCGGTCTTGCAAGTCAAATTTATTTTTCACGATTCTTGTAAGGGTTATGGGGATCGCGAATTAGCACCACTGGACGCACTTTTTCTACTAAAATCGTGTTTTCAGAGTTGATTTTCGTGTTGTAAGTCGTCGTACAGCCAAAAAGTGACGCAAAAACGATAAAAAAGAGTAAAAATCGCATTATTCGCCACCATAGTAGTCAATAATCAACGAAAGAGCACGAATAAGTTTACCATTATTCACTACATCATCGGGATGTAACCAATAACCATCAGGATTCAGTTCATCCTTGGGATTTTCAGCCCACGCATCTAGTTCTGACTGTAGATAACGCTTGGCATCAATCAAATTTGCCCGAGTAAGCCCATCAGCTACCTCATGAGGAATGACTAAACCTCCAGAGGGATATAAGTGTTCGTTCTCAGTCTTTACAAGTGTGTTCATTCTTCAACTCCAAAATATTGTTTAAACAGGTCGAGCTGGATACTGTTATCTTTATACACACGAGATACTTCAATACCGTTCTCTACTACGGTGGTCATATCATCCCAGATGATGGTAGCACGATAGTTTAACTCTGGCTCGTTCATTCTATAACTCCCATACGGTCTTTAATATAATCACTCACCCTACTAGAATGACTACGAATTTCTTTATCATTGAGCGATTGTAAGTTATTGTTAAAGGTTAGTGCATGTTCAGCACACTCACGGACAATCAACTCGGCGAAATATTCGATAGATTCTTCATCTTTGTTTAAGAATCCAGCCTGTTCAGCAAGTTCTCTAATTTGTTCATTCATTCTTCAACTCCGAAATGTTCTTTCAATCTCATCTATACAACTCAATACCACTTGCTGTTGTGTAGGTGGTACAAAATGTCTAATCTCATTTGCTCTGCTACAAGCCTCCAAACATTCTCGAACAATCAACTCGGCGAACTGGTGTGCCATTGACGGATTACCATTAGCATGATTTCTTTCCATTAGTTCTACATCGAATCCTGCCTGTCTAGCAAGTCGTTTAATATGTTCGTTCATGTCAATAAGTCCACAATTGCTTGTATAGTGTTAATGTCAATATGCAACTTCAATGCTATCTCAGTTACATCCCAATGCCGTTCCAGTAACTCCTTCACAGCCATAACCAAATCATGTCGTGTATACATAGTGTAGTCCTTTTAGTAATTATACTAGTATAACGCTTTAAAGTCAAGTTTGCTGACAGGGTTTGCAGGTAAATTTTTGCAGGGCGATTTTTGAGACGGATTCGTTTGAAATCGGCTGAGGTATGCAGTTGTATCTTGGAGATGTTAATTAAAGTTTCCTTTTGACTTGCATCGCCATAAGGTACTTAAAGGGGACCCGATCCCTAAAGCGAAAAGTCCACCCCAGCACAACAATCAAAATTGACTTTAATCCCCGATCCTAGTATAATTACCCCTTGACTTTCACAAATGTTCGGTGTCGCTTGTCGAACTGAATTCTGTTCTTAAACAATTTAACATCACGACCACTCTTACCATAGGGAATAAACCCATACATCCACTGCTTATCAGGACTCAGAATATATGTGCCGTTCTTAATGCCAGGATCAGCCCAATCCGCAGTAGTCTCTCTGAAAACAACCATATCTATCGGCATAAGTTCACTGTCCTTAATACGCCATTATCCATATAGGAGACCAGTTCACAGCGCACGCCAGTCATAGGCATAGTGATAACAGCTGATTGTGTGCTATATCCAACACCTGACTGGGCGACCACTGGCACCTGCCCCTGAGGCACTGACAATACCCCTCCCAATAGAAGAGTCGCTATGTAGTTACCCATTATGCGTCTCCATAGAGGGCGACATAGACATTCTCGCGGACCACGGTATCGGTCGCTTCGGCATAGTCGGGGTCATACTTAGCGAGGTCAATCAGGTTCTGCTCGACCAGCGACCAAGGGGATTTGACCGACTTGTGGTAGGCGACGATTCCAGAAACAGCCAACTCGCCTTTGGGGGAAAACATTCCGTAATTCATAAAGACCTTTCTCAACAGGGTATAATGTAATTATACCCCGAAAACCGAATTAATGTAAAGAAAAATAATTTTATTGTAAAGGAGAGAATTTACTTGACTTTAATTCGGTTTGCGTGTCTGCCTGGACTGCGAATTTTTGCGGCGAGTTTCTGTATCGCAATAGGATTCTGATT